AGGGGGGCAGCCCCCAAGGGCCGGCGCGTCATCGGCCGATGAGCGTCGTCCCCACCGCTGGCGTCTGGGCCGCCCTTGCCGCCGCGGGGCAGGTCCGCGCATCGATGGAGCGCGACCCCTTGGCGTGTTTCAGGGGCACGCCGCCCCAGCTCGCCTTGTGGAAGTCAAAGGCAACGCGCGTCCTGCTGCGGACCGGAAACCAAATTGGCGGGAAAACCACCGCCGCCTGCGTTCTGGCGCTCTGGTATGCGACGCACCGCCACCCGTACCGGCGCACCCCGCCGGGCCCCGTGCAGGTGCTGTTCGTGTGCGTGACGTGGACCCAAAGCCTCGCCATTCAGGCGAAGCTCTGGGCGCTGTGCCCGAAAGGCGCGCTCAAGCCGGGCCAGACCTACGACCCGACCACGGGCCTCGGAACCAAGGCGCCGGCCCTGGAGTTTGTCGATGGGTCCGTGATCCACATTCGCACGGAGAATCAGGGGGCCAAGAACCTCGCCGGCAGCACCCTCCACCTGGTCATCTACGACGAGCCGCCAAAATCCCTGCGCCTCTATGCCGAGCTTGAGCGCCGGTTGACCCGGACCGGCGGAACCTTCGTCCTGACGATGACGCCCGTCAACGCCCGGATCGATTGGCTCAAAGACATGGCCGAGGCAGGCCAGATCGAGGACCTGCACTTCCGGGCGACCCCCGAAAATTGCCGCCTCGAAGACGGCACGATCCTCACCGTCCCCGACCCCGAAACCGGCGACGTGATCGCGATGGACGCCGAATGGATCGCGGACCAGCGCGCCAAGGTTGCGCCCCACGAGGAGCCCGTTGTCGTCGACGGCGAATGGGAAATGCGAGCGAGGGGCCGCAGCTTTCAAGGCTGGGACGCTTCGCGCATGGCGATCCGCGACCTGCTCCACGGCCCGGCTGGCCCCGGCGACCGCGACGTGGAGCTCTGCCTCGGCATCGACTACGGCGACGACCGGCTGCGGACCGCCGCGGTGCTCGCCGCGATCTACGTCGATCCGGCCGGAGACGAGCGCGAGACGCGGATCTGGGTGGTGGGCGAGTACATCCCCGACCGCGCCACGACCACGGAGCAGGACGCCGAGGGCGTGCTCGCGATGCTGGCGACGCTGGGCCTCCGATGGTCGGACCTCACCTGGGCGCACGGCGACAAGAAGTTGACGGACGCGAGCGGTCGGCAGACCAAGAAGTCGAACGGCCTCATGGCTGGAGCCCTGGCCCGCGCCCTCGGTCACAGCGGCGGCCTCATCACGCCCCCGCTCCACGGCGCCAAGCGCGTCCCCGGCGTCGGCCGCCTCGGGCGCGACGGGGCGCTCTGGCCGTCGGTGCGGTGGCTCACCGGGGCGATGCTCCGCGCGCAGCTCTGGGCCGACCCCGCGGCCTGCCCGCGCGTCATCGAGGCCTTCGAGACGTGGGACGGCACCGAGCGCCACAAGGCCAAGGACGCGCTTGACGGCCTGCGCTATGCTCTGGTCCGACACTGGGCCGGCGCCCGCAAGCGCGCCGCGACGCCGTCGGCTAAGCTGTACTAGAGGCTGACCCATGCTCCCTGCCCCGCCGACCACGAAGCCCCACGGACGCCCCACGCCCGAGGTGGAGCACACGCGCCTCCGGCTGCGCCTGCTCGACGGCCACGCCCTCGACGACCACCGCGCCTATATCACGAGCATGGTGGGCCCGGTCCGCGCCCGCGCCTGGGGCGTCCCGAGCCGCAGCGTCTGCCCCCTCGATGACCTGAGCTCTGCCGTCTCCGTGCTCTACACGCTCGACCCTGGGGTCAGCCACGCCGCCGACGGCGACCCCGAGCGCACCGCCGAGATCGTCGAAGATGTGCAAGAGCGCCTGCGGATCAGCGGCGCGTGGCAGGCGGCCGCCGAGGCGCAGCGCCTCACCGAAGCCCTCAACGAGTGCGCCCTGCACTACGAGATCGACGGCGGGTCGATCCTCTGGCGCGTGGTCACGCCGGACCTGCTCGAAGGGGTGGCCCAGCCCGGCCGCCCTGGCGAGCCCGCCCTGCTGCGCGAGTGGCGCCCCCGCGAGATCGACGGCGAGGTGCGTTGGTGTGCGGACGAGTACGACGTCCGCGACCCCGCCGCCCCGAGCTTCCGCGTGCTCGACGAGGACGGCCTCGACGTGACCGCGCAGACCTTGGGGCTGCCCCAGGTCACGGGCCCCGACGGCGCCACCACCGCTGGCAGCTACAGCGGCGCCGGCTACCCCTGGCGCTACAGCGCGAGCCCGAGCTACCCCGACGGCCGCCCCTTCATCCCCTACCGGCTGACCCATTCGACTGCGGCGCCCCGGCGCCTCTTCGAGCCCTGGCGCCGCGTCGAAACCGTTGACGCGACCTTCGAGGCCTGTCTGCTCTCGACGATGATCGGCCACGTCTGCCGAACCGCCGCGTTCGGGATCACCTACGCCGTGGGGTGCCGCCTCGCCGCCGAGCAGATCGTCAACGCCGACGGCACCGTCATCGCCCGCGCCCCGACGCTCGACCCAGCGATGATCCACGAACTTGAGCCGACGGAGCCGGGCGTTCAGCCCTCCATCGAAGTCGTCCGCAACGAGACGGATCCGCTCATGCTCATGGAGGTGTCCGAGCGCATCACCGCCCGCTGCGCCCAGGCCTGGGGTCTCGGCCCGAGCGACATTCAGCGCACCGCCGCCGACAGTCGCAGCGGCGTGGCCCTCGCTGTCAGCAACGAGGGCCGCCGCCGGATGCAGGCCAGCCGCGCCCCCATCTACCAGCCCCACGACGAGCGCATGGTCGGCCGCCTGTGCGCCCTGCTGAACCGCGCCGGCATCGGCGGCATCACCGACCGCCCCGAGTCGGGCTGGGTCGTGACGTACACCCTGAGCCCGCTCAGCCCCCAGGAGCGCGCGCAGCGGCAGTCCGAGGCCACCGACCTGTATGACCGCGGCGTCATCACCCGCGCCGAGATGCGGGCCATCATCCTGGGCGAGTCCCCCGCCCAAGCCGCCGCCGCCCTCGTAGCTGTTGCCGCCGAGCGGCAGCCCCCAATCCCCACGACCACCCCGTAGGAGCCGACCATGCCCGAAGACACCCCCGCCGCCGCTCCGGCCGCCACGCCACCGCCCGCCGCTGCGCCGCCCGCCGCGGCCCCGGACCGCGACGCCGAGAAGTGGATCCCCATCTCGCGCTTCAACGAGGTCAACACCGCGGCCCAGGAGGCGAAGGCGGCGCGCGCCGCCGCAGAGGCCCGCGCCGCTGACCTTGAGCGCAAGGTCGGGCGCCTGGAGCTCCGCGCGGACCTCGGCATTGACGACGATGATGACGCGGACCGGGTGCTCATGGCCTTCGAGAAGGCGCACGCCGACGTCAAGGCGGACAAGCGCCCCAAGGCGCGGGACTGGGTCAAAGCGGATGGCGTGATCGACACCCTGCCCAAGTCCATCCGCGCCGCCTATGGCGCGCAGTGGTCGGGCGCCCCGGCCGCCGCCGCGCCCCCTGGCCGCCCCGCCGCGCCCCCAGCGGCACCCTCGACGAGCCGCGGAACGACGGCCACCCCGAGCACCGCACCGAAGGGCGACCCGGCGGCGGGGCTGTCCCCCGCTGATGCGGCCGCCGCCTGGCGCAGGCTCACCGGCCGCTGAGCTTGCGGGGCAAAGCCGCCTGCGCTACCATGAGCAGGCACAGCCGCCCCTGAGCGGCACGCCCACGGGTTCACCTCCGACAACGGTGTAGGGCGGGACAGCACACAACCCCGGCGCCGCGCGCCGCGTGCCACCCCACGGAGGCCATGATGGCCACGACCAACACCGCCCAGGCCGTCACCGACGGCCTGCTCCCGTACAGCACCGTCCTTGCCCGCGACGGCTTCCTGGCCGCGGTTGAAGACACCCTGGCCCTCGCCAGCCACCCGGCCGTCGTGGACTGCGCCACGCTACTTTCGCCCGGCTTTTGGATCGGGGCGCCGACCAACGCGACGTACAAGATCCCGATCGATCTCGCCGTCACACTGATGAGCTCCACGGCCGAGGCGACCGACGTGGCCGCCGCGACCACGCTGGACTACCCCACCCAGGCGTCGATCTCGGTGACCCCTTACGACCTGTCGTACGGCGTGTCCGACGAACTCCGGCGCCGCGATCCCATCAACGGCTACCAAGTCGTCCGGATCTCGGGCAAGATGGCGAGCTCGGCGCAGTTCACCGTCACCTCGCTGATCTGCGCTCTGGCCGACAGCGCGACCACCACCGTCGGCACGAGCGGCACGCCCCTCACCTGGGACGTCTGCGTCGATGCTCGCGACGAGATTGTGGCCGAGGCCCTGTCCAGCGCCGAGGGCGCGCGCTTCGCCCTGGTGCTCCACCCGCAGCAGTGGCGCCTCATCCGGCAGGACCTCGCCAGCGCCACCGGCGCCCGCGCGGAGCGCCGCGAGCTTGACGAGGCCCAGATGGGCCGCCCCGTCGGCTACCAGGGCACCTACGACGACATCGACGTCTACACCTGCGACCGCATCGCCGAAAGCGGCGGCGATTACTCCGGCCTGATGATGGCGTCCGGCGGCGTCGGCCGGCTCTTCATCCCGCCCGCCGCGCCCGCCGCGAGCGAGTTCCGCGTGCTCGACCTGTCGCCGGTCATGGCCGTCGAGGAGGTCCGCAACGCCGCGGACAAGTCGATCCAGCTCAACGCGCAGATGACGGTCGGCGTCGCCATTCTCCGGCAGACGCACATCCGCCGCCTGTTGTCCACCGGCGCCGCGTAGTAGTCCCTGCCCCCTGGCCCGCCCGTCGGCCCAGGGGGTTTCACCCGAGCCTCCGAGCGAGCCTCCCCATGTCGATCCTTCCCCGTCGTCTGCCCGCCGCCGCTGGCCCCCGCGCCCCCGCGCTGGCCCTGCCTCCTGCCCCCGCCTGGACTGCCCTCGCGCACCCGGCGTCTTGGTCGCTGGTCCGCGACAACAGCGAGACCTGGCACATGCTCCCCGCGCTGATCCAGATCGCGCACATGGCCGGTGTCAACGGCGTCGGGATCACGGTGGACGCCGAGGGGCGCCGCGTGGCCGACCCTTCGCAGACCGTCGCAGAGCTTTCGTCCCGCGGCTACATCCAAGTCCCCCCCGTGGCCGTCCGCGCCCACGGGCAGGTCATGCCTGACTACTGCGTCGGCCACCGGGCCGCGCGCGGCGTGGTGCACACCTGGGCCTGGGTTCTGCCGCAGGTCGCCCAAGGCCGAGCCGTCCGCGCCGTCGACCGCGACGCCGAGGTGGCCTTCCGCGAATGGGTCATGACGGAGCTGCTCGGGGTGGACAGCGCGCCCGAGGACGTGCTCGACGCGCACCGCATCAAGATGCGCGACCGGGCGCTTCGGCTCTGCGTCGAGGTCCGCAGCCGGCCCGCCGCTGCGCGCGGCCTCGAAGTGCTGGCCGCTCAGCTTCGGTCGCTTGGGTGGGCCGACGGCCTGCCGCTGCCCGATGCCTACAAGGCTCCGGCCCCGACGGTTGCGCCCAAGCGGCAGCCCCCGGCCGACAGCGCCGACGACTTGCGCGCCCAGATCGCCGCGCTCCAGGCGCAGCTCGCCGCGACCGCGGCCCCTCCGGCTGCGCCCGCCCTGGTCGGCTCCGCGCCGCCGGAGGTGGTCGCCCTCGACGACGACGGAGCCCCTGACGACGTGCCGCCCCGCGCCGCCGGGCGCGTCCCCCGCCGCCCGACCGGAGCCGCCTGATGCCCGCCGCCGTCTACACCCTCGACCTGACGACCCCGATCGAGATGGTCAGGGGCCAGACGGCGACGCTCGCCCCGGTCCTCCGCAACGAGGCCGACTCCGCCGTCACCCCGACGACCTGGGCCGCGCAGCTCTACCGCGCCGAGACGCAGCTCTTGACCGGCAGCGGGTCGGGTGCCGTGTCGGTGTCCTTCGCGGTCCCCGACAGCTACACGCTGGCCGATGACTACAGCGTCCGCTGGCAGATCGTGCACGCTGGCGGCCGCCTCGACCTGCGCCACGGGGCGAGCGTCGTCCTCACGAAGCTCTACCCGACCTTGACCGCGTCCGAGATCTACGCCCGCGCCCCGTCGCTCAACCCCTCCGCGGCCGGCGCCCTGCGGATCTGGGGTTCGGGGCAGTCCGTGATGACGGTCGCCGCCGAGGCCTGGCGCGACCTCCTCGCCGAGCTCCGCAGCCGCGGCGTGCGCCCCCGCCTGATCATCGACCCCGACGACCTGCGCGCGGTCCACCTGCACATGACCCTCGCCCTGGTGTGGCGCAGCGTCGCCTCGACCATCGCCGATGGGCAGTACCTCGAGCACGCCCGCGACGCCGAGCAAGCCGCGGCCGCCCATTGGGCGCGGCTGTCCCTACGTCAAGCGCCGGCCGACAGCCGCGACGGCGGGCCCGCCACCGCGACCGCCCGCGCCCCCCTGCTCGGCGGCGCCTGGGGTGACACCGGCCGCGTCCGCTACCCTGGCGAGCCGTCGTCCTACGGTCGAGGTGTGCGATGAGCCGCTGGGACGGGTCGCTGTCCGCGCTCCGGGCCGCCGTCATTGCTGCCCTTCAAGCCCGCGACGACCTCACCGACGCCGTTGACTACGCCCCGCCGGACACGATGACGCGCGAGTCCGACGCCGTCATCGGCGGCCGGGTCTACGTCGGCATCACGAGCGCCACCGCCCGCGACGTCCACGGCCGCCGCAACCCGCCCGCCGAGGCCATCATCGGCGCCGTCATCGTCACCGTCCGCGGCTGGGTCCGCCGCGACGTGGTCGACCGCACCCGCGTCGTCGGCGACGGCATCGCTCACAGCTACGACATCGCCCTCGACCGCGGCGAGCTCATCGTCGGCGCGCTGCTCTACGCCACGCCGCTCCAAGGCCTGACCCTCACCGTCCTGCAAGAGGAGGCCCTGTGGCGCGTCGAGGTGACCGGCACCGTCGAGTGGGCGCCCGCGCCCCTGGAGGCCCCGTGACCAAGCTCGCGCGTCAGGGCTTTGCCATCATCGAGGGGCCCCTCGCCCCCGGCGGCTCCGCTGCAATGGCGGCCCAGGTGCGCGAGAAGCTGACCGCCTTCATGGAGGGCGAGGCTGTACGCATCTACGAGGACGCCCTCGACACCTGGCCGATCCGCACCGGCAAGAGCCGCGCAGGGCTCTTTATCCGCGACGACAGCGCGGGCTCGCTGCTGTTCTGGAGGATCGGGAACACCGTCGAATACGCTCGCTACATCAAGTCGGTCAAGCTCGGCAAGAAGATCGGCCCCAGCTTCCGGCCCGTGATGACGCGCGACCTTGGCGACCCAGTCCGCTTGGCGCGCAAGACCCTGCCCGCCCGCGCCGCCGACCTCGCCGCCGAGGCCCTCGAAGCAGCGGGCTGAGCGGCAGCCCCCCGCCCGCCGTGGTACGCTGGCCCCCGTAGGAGCACCCCGTGGCCGACAGCGTCGTATCCCTCGGCCTCGACCTTTCGGCCTTCGAAGCCGTCCTCAAACAGGGCTTCGAAGGGCTGGGCAAGGGCGCGCAGAAG